GGTCACCGCTGCAGTAATAATCCCCAGCGCAAGACCGGTAATGGTCGATACATCTTTAAGAGACAAATCGCCGAGCCATGCCAGAAGCAGGGCAACGCAGTAAGTGATAAAGGCGCTGATTCGCTCAAGCGTCATAATTCAGTCCCATAGCTGGACAGTCTGCGCAGTGGTTGACGCCGTGATATCCGGCAGCTCCACCTGCAGCCCGTGCGGTAAAAAGGGGCCATATTCAGCCAGCCCCGGATTCGCCTGCAGCACCTGTTCAGTGACTCCCTGCGTGCGCCCATAATGGCGCCAGCAAAGTGCGTCCACCGTGTCATACTGATGCGCACGCACTTTCATCAGATAAGCTCCACCGTGCAGTGCGGTGCATCCTGCACCCGGCTGATAGCCCAGCGGGCATCACGCCACAGATCGCCGCTGACCTCCGCCAGTTCCTCCCCTCGCTTTACCCCGGACGCCGTGGCGTCATAATCCTGGTAACGCTCATTGAGCACGGCGCGCGCCCAGCAATACACGGCGTTGAGGTAGTGCTGAATGCGCTCGCTTTTGCTGTCCAGCATTTCCGCCGGCACGTCAGCCAGATCCCGGTAGCCCAGCATCTGCTGGCGGTTGCGGAAGTCGTACAGCTCAGCGTTAACTTCGGAAATGGCTGTCAGCGCAACCTGCCTCAGACGGGGCTGCGTCACCGTGCCGTCAGTGCGCATCACACTGCGAAATTCCGACAGGTCCACATCAGGCCAGAACGGCGTATTTTTAATAACGTCCGCCTGTTCCGGTGCCTGTTCTGGCGCAACAAACTGCATGCGGCTTTCTCCTGAAATAGTGGGCGGTGGACGGGGTTTTGATGTGGCAGTGCCTTTCGCCACCCCGTGCCGCCCGTGCGCGGGGCACGTTCGTTAGCGGCTGTCACTGCGCAATCTGCGCTCCAGCTGCTGCTTTTCTTTTTTCACGCCGCAGCGGGGATCGAGCTGCAGCGCATGGGTAAGGTGATTAAGAGCAGAAGCCGGGTTGCTTTCGGTCAGTACCGCGCCGATGGCTTTGTGCAGGCGTGCCCGGGACTGGTCCGGCATATCCAGATCAGTAGTCAGGTCCAGCGTCTGCAGGAGCAGATCGGCATCAAAACCGGTAGCGGCTAGCAGGGCGCTTTGTGCGGCATCCGCCATTTCTTCCGCCAGAACGGTCTGCACGTTACGGTTGCCCAGCGGCATCACCCAGCCATGGCGCAGCGCATGACGCCCGATTTCCAGCGCACCGGCATAATCACCGGCGTCGATACGCCACAGCATCACGTACATCAGCACGTCATCCTGCTGCGCACCTCCGGCAGCCAGCACGCCCTCCGCCCATGCGGCATACTTCGGCAGAAGCTCCACCTTGATTGCCGCCTTTTTCACGGTGGACTGGACACCCTTAAGGCGGCGGCGGTCTTCTGCCAGCTGCAGCAGCATCAGGTCATAGCCGGACGCATGGCGAACACTGCCGCCCTCCCGGGCGGCCTGTTCGGCCTGAATGCGCAGGCGGTGCTGCCGTGCGGGACTCAGGCTCATGCGTTACTCCCCACCTTCCGGCGCAGCTGGCGCGCTGAAATCACCGATTTCGATATTTTCGACCAGGGCCGCGCAGCGATAATCTTCAATCACATACGCTTCGTTGACGGATTCGAAGTTCTCAATCCGGTCACGTTTCGGGTTGTCGATAACAGAACGGCGGCGGGTGTCCTCCTGCCAGTAGATGGACAGGTTATCCAGACGGGTGATCAGCAGGGCATTGGCCGGAAAGAACGGCGCACGCACCGCCTGCAGGCCGCCCATGCGTTTCTGGCTGATAATCAGATCGGCGGCGATTTTCTCGCTGTTTTCCTGCTCTTTGTTAACCAGCGGGAAATACTTATCGGACAGCAACTCTCGGCCGCAGATAACAACCAGCTCATCATCATCCTGATACACCACGTCGATCAGCTCGTTAACCGCATCCATCACCACGGCGTCCAGGTTGGCATAGTCGCCGCCCTTGCCCACCTTCACCGCGCCTGCGGTGGTGGTGCCGTCCTGGGTGGTGCTGCCCATAACGTGGTCCGGCGCGTCTTCGCGGATTTTCTGCAGCCAGCCCTTATTCACGTCCTGCAGCAGCGGGTTTTCAGCGCGGTTAGAGGTTTTGGCACGCTTCACGCCGTTGAAGCCAATCATGATGCGGTCCAGCGCCTGGCGCTTGACGATGGCGTTACGGATACGCACCTGGAAGTCTTGGAATTTCGCCCACAGGTCCAGCTTTGCGTAGGTCAGCACCGTGTCAAAGTTGGTCTGCTCGCATTTATATTCCACGTCCTCCATCAGCATCGGATCGGTAGGTTCGCGCTCTTTGGTGGTGGTATCGGTGGTTCCGGCAATGGTGGAGCCAACGCCCAGGCCAAGCAGCTGGCCGGACTGTTCCGCAACCGGCGTGATGTTAATCAGCATCAGGAAAGCAGCGGACTGCTGGATCTGGTCTTCCAGCGTCTGCTGCACGGACGGGTCCACGGTGAACTTGCTGGAAAGTTCTTCCACTTCCACATTGTTCAGGCGCGCCAGCTGCTGCAGGTAGGCGTTAAAGGCAAAGCGGGTATTCTTTTTCATCGGGTTTTATGCTCCATCAGCAATTGGTCAGGGTGCCAGCCGGTGCGTCACCGCCCGGCGCGCGCTGGCGGTAATCTCTGCGGCTGTCTTCACGGCTCAGCTGCTGCTGAAGCTCGGAAAAGGCGGCCAGCTGCTCCTGCAGCGAGGATTCAAGCTCAGAAATGCGCGCGTCCTGGTCGGACAGAGATTTATCAGTTCGCTCGCTCAGGTTCTGCTGTTCGGTGACAACCAGCTCGACTGCTTTATGCACATCTGAAAAACGCGCATCGTCGGTCTGCTCTTTTTTGGTAAACAGCGCGGAAACGCGGGCAAAGAGGGACGGCTTTTCGTCCTGGGTTTCTTCCAGTTCGATTAGCGTTTCTTCGGCGGCGGTAAACAGGTTTTCAGGACTCTGCTTGCGGTTAGCCAGCGGGTTCTGTTTGGCGGTGGCACTGAAAGCCAGCATCTCGGTGCCCAGGCTCGCCGGATCGTCAGTGGCGGCCAGGCCGACGAGGTAGGCTTTGCCGGTGTCGGCAAATTTCGGGCTGACTTCCATTGAGGTGAATTGCTTTTGCCACTGCTTAATCAGACTAATCAGGTCGGGAGATGGGTTAATCTCGGCATAAAGCGCCATTTTCCCTTTTAATGGCCCTTCCGTGATTTCTTCGGCGGTTAAGCCGGTGACATGCCCATAACGCTTAAACGTGCCATCCGGCGAATAGCCTTTAATGTGCTCAAGGTTAATTTGCGCCGTATACACCGCAGGGTTGTAGCTGGCAGCCATTTGTACCAGCCATTCACGCTGGATTTCGCGCCCGTCGGTGGTGGCACCTTCCACCCCGATGCGGAAACGCTTTGCTTTCACTGTCATGAGCCGTGCTCCATTAGAAAACTGTCTGGAGCCTTATGGTTGCGGGGATGGGGGGAGTGAGACAACGCACGGCGCTTGTGCCTTTCGCCATACAAAACGAAGCCGAAGAAAGAGGTCAGTCAAGGCCGTAGGCTTGTGCCATGGATATGACACTGACCCCCGCAGACCTCGATCCCCGTCGGCAGGCCATGCTGCTGTACTTTCAGGGATACCGCGTAGCCCGCATTGCTGAAATGCTGGGCGAGAAAGTTGCAACCGTTCACAGCTGGAAGAAGCGCGATAAATGGGGCGAGTATGGGCCGCTGGATCAGATGCAGCTCACCACCGCCGCGCGCTACTGCCAGCTCATCATGAAGGAGCATAAAGAAGGGAAGGACTTCAAGGAAATTGACCTGCTGGCGCGCCAGTCAGAGCGCCACGCCCGGATCGGTAAATTTAACGATGGCGGCAACGAGGCAGATTTAAATCCGAAGGTTGCCAACCGCAACAAAGGCCCGCGCCGCCAGCCCGAAAAGAACGTTTTTACCGACGAACAGATCGAGAAGCTGCAGGAAGTATTCCACGACTCAATGTTCGCCTACCAGCGCCACTGGTGGGAGGCAGGCAACCGGCACCGCATTCGCAATCTGCTTAAGTCGCGCCAGATTGGGGCGACCTTTTTCTTTGCCCGTGAGGCGCTTATTGACGCCATCACCACCGGGCGCAACCAGATTTTCCTCTCCGCCAGCAAGGCGCAGGCCCACGTCTTCAAGCAGTACATCATCGACTTTGCTAAAGAGGTCGATGTGGAGCTGAAAGGCGACCCGATGACGCTCAGCAACGGCGCGTGCCTGTATTTCCTCGGCACCAACGCCCGCACCGCGCAGAGCTACCACGGCAACCTGTACCTGGATGAATATTTCTGGATACCGAAATTCCAGGAGCTGCGCAAGGTCGCATCCGGGATGGCTATTCACAAAAAATGGCGACAGACCTACTTTTCAACCCCGTCTAGCCTAACCCACAGCGCCTATCCGTTCTGGTCCGGCGCGCTGTTCAACCGGGGCCGCGCCAAAGCGGACAAGGTGGATATTGACCTGACCCACGGCAGCTTGGCTCCCGGCCTGCTCTGCCCGGACGGGCAGTATCGCCAGATTGTCACCGTGGAAGATGCGGTGCGCGGAGGTTGTAACCTGTTTGATATCGACCAGCTGCGCATGGAGTACAGTCCGGACGAATACCAGAACCTGCTGATGTGCGAGTTTATCGACGATCTGGCATCCGTGTTTCCGCTCAGCGAACTGCAGGCCTGCATGGTGGACAGCTGGGAAGTCTGGTCAGATTTTCACGCGCTGGCCCTGCGCCCGTTTGGCTGGCGCGAAGTGTGGATCGGCTATGACCCGGCAAAAGGCACGCAGAACGGCGACAGCGCAGGCTGCGTGGTCATGGCTCCGCCAACAGTGCCGGGCGGCAAGTTCCGCATTCTGGAGCGTCACCAGTGGCGCGGGATGGACTTCCGCGCCCAGGCTGACGCCATTAAAAAGCTGACGCAGCAGTACAACGTGACCTATATCGGCATCGACTCCACCGGCGTCGGCCACGGCGTGTATGAGAACGTAAAGGCGTTCTTCCCGGCCGTACGGGAGTTCGTCTACAACCCCAACGTTAAAAACGCGCTGGTGCTCAAGGCGTACGACATTATCAGCCACCGCCGTCTGGAGTTTGACGCCGGGCACACCGATATCGCGCAGTCATTCATGGCAATCCGCCGCGCCACCACCGCCAGTGGCAACCGCCCGACCTATGAAGCCAGCCGCAGCGAAGAAGCAAGCCATGCCGATCTGGCGTGGGCGACTATGCATGCATTGTTTAACGAACCGCTGCAGGGCGAATCCGCCAATACCAGCAATATTGTGGAGATTTTTTGATGGTCAAGAGAAATAGAAACCGCGCTGCAGCCGCGCACAGCGTTCAGCACAGCGGCGCAACCAGAGCAGAAGCGTTCAGTTTCGGCGACCCGATCCCGGTACTGGACCGCCGCGAGCTATTGGATTACGTGGAGTGCGTGCAATTGGACCGCTGGTATGAGCCGCCGGTAAGTTTTGACGGGCTGGCGCGGACCTATCGCGCTGCAGTGCATCACAGCTCTCCCATTGCCGTGAAGCGCAACATTCTGACCAGCACCTTTATCCCGCACCGGCTTCTCAGCCAGCAGGCGTTCAGCCGGTTTGTGCAGGATTATCTGGTATTCGGTAACGCCTATCTGGAGAAGCGCACCAACCGGCTCGGGGGCATTCTTTCGCTGGAGCCGTCGCCGGCGAAATACACCCGCCGAGGCGTGGATATGGATACCTACTGGTTTGTGCAGTACGGCATGACCACCCAGCCGTATGAGTTCACAAGAGGCAGCATCTTTCATCTGATGGAGCCGGATTTGAATCAGGAAATTTACGGCCTACCGGAATACCTGTCCGCCATCCCTTCCGCCCTGCTGAATGAGTCCGCCACCCTATTCCGCCGCAAGTATTACATCAACGGCAGCCACGCGGGTTTCATCATGTACATGACCGACGCGGCACAAAATCAGGAGGACGTAAACAACATACGCCAGGCGATGAAAAGCGCCAAAGGCCCGGGCAACTTCCGCAACTTGTTTATGTATTCACCCAACGGCAAAAAGGATGGGATTCAGATCATCCCGCTGTCAGAGGTCGCGGCAAAGGATGAGTTTCTGAATATCAAGAATGTGAGCCGGGACGACATGATGGCTGCTCACCGCGTTCCGCCGCAGATGATGGGGATTATGCCGAGTAATGTTGGGGGGTTCGGGGATGTGGAGAAAGCCTCGCATGTATTCGTTCGAAACGAACTTTACCCTTTACAGCAACGCATTAAAGAACTAAATAGCTGGGCAGGTGAACCTATTATAAAATTTGAAAATTATATTCTGGACTCAATGCCCGAGAATTAAATTTAGTAATTATAGTAAAGATACAATAGACAAAAGTTCTCTATTGTATCTTTAGTATCAAAATGCTTTATTAATAGCTGCTATTACCGCTTCAAAATTCTTAATACTTTCCTCGGAGAGATCTTTCAAATCATGACAGGTTTTCGCAAAATGATTTGCTGGCCTGTAATGATTAAACCTCTCTTTATTTATTTTCCTTGCAATCCTCAAAACTATCCTTTCAATTGTAGAATCCATTTCGTCTTTATTAATGACATACTCGCCTTTAAATGATTCATTGAATAATTTAATGTAATCATCCTCTGAAAACAAATCCTCGATATCGGCAAGAGACTTATTATCAATAAATCCATCAAAATACATTACATTTTGTTTTTTAAGGATCTTATCACTGATCAATCTTTCTATCTTTGTTTTGCTAGACTGATCAGTTAATGAGTCGAGTAAACAGACCACATTCAATTTACTGCCTCGCAGCAAAGATATAAATGTTGCCACTTTCTCAAGTCCGCCCACTGGGACTATAGTAATATCATCCCTTAGGCCAGCTTTTTTCTTCTCTTGCAACAATGCTGAAATAACCTGTAGATAGATTAAATCAGATGAACCTTCTACAAGTAAATTTTTTTCTGATATATATAAGTTCTGCGCAATATCATATCCTAAAGCCGCTTGTAGCGGGAATAATGTATTAGGATCTTTTTGCTGAATGGAGTCGCTTATTATACTACCCTTATCAGTTTCAAATACCGTCCTTACTTTATGAAGGTTTTTAGATTCAACCATGAATGGGGAGTGCGTTGTATAAATTACTTGATAATCATGGCTTAAACTCTCAATAAATCGCAATAGATCTTTTTGTGCAGAGGCATGTAAATTTAAGCCTGGCTCATCCAACAATATAATATAATTAGAATTACGATCTTCTTGAATCTTCTTAAACCATACTAAGAATGAGAAAAACCAATTGAATCCTTTGCTCCTGTTTTTCAAAGGTAAAGAAACCCTTGTTCTATTATTTCTCACACGGATATCTAGTATATGTTCTACTATAGTAGTATTATTTCCCGATGTTTTTGTTTTTTTATCGATATCAAAAGCAATATCTAAATTCTTATTCGTTGTCCAAAATTCGAACAGTTCTTCACTTATAATTGCTTCTGTTGCCTCTAACTCAGCTTTATAATCTTCAAACTCTGTTGCATTTAGTAATTCATCAATATTAATCTCTGCAAGTTCAAATAATGCACGAGCTGTTTTTAGTTCATCATCCTCTAATTTTGAGTCTTTAAGACCTTCAATACTGATCCTAGAAGGCAAAGTATAGTATTCATCATAATAGAGAAATTTAGGTATCTGTGGCTGGAGTATTTCCCTATAAAAATATTCTTCTAAAGGGTTCTCCCATTTACTTGAGTTAGTGAAATACTTACCTAACGAAATAACATCAGTATGGTATTCCTCTCCCGCTATCTCCGCAGCGAGTTTGTTGAAACTCTCGGCATCTTTCACTGATTGCAATTTAGTTACAAAATCATTGGGGATATTTGCATGTAGAGTTTGTATGTTAGTAAAGAAAATATCCTTGTGAACTTTTGGCAGACCAACATAGGTTTTTCTGGAATATGTTTTTTTTACAGTAAATGTGTCACTTTCCAAAACATTTTCCAATAAGCCATTGTTAAACTCTTGAACAAAACTTTGCTCTATTTTAAAAGTGCTAGTTATGGCAATTGGATCATCACCAGTTTTATCAATAGACTTTTTTTCCTTCCTTGGATAGTCATGTGTTAAATTATATAAAAATTTCTCATCATTACTGAAGTAATTAGATTTACCAATAGCTTCGAGTACTGAAGTTTTTCCGGACTCATTCATTCCAACTAAAACAGTTACATCATCCTCTACTTTAAACTGTTGATCAGATTCTATGGATTTATACTTATGAATTGTAACTTCTGTAAGTTTTATCATTTCATCACCAATAGTTTATTAGTTTATTATTTGGATTAATCCCATGGCTAAAAATATCCATCTTAAAATTCAGCCAGTTAAGCCAATGTAGCGAGATTGATGTTTACATGCAATCCCCCTACTTATCGTATTGGCGCGCGCTCGTATCCCCGCCACGCCTGCCCGCTTTGTGTAGCGGTTTTCATGCATGTGCATGACAGGCCGGAAAGCGCGCCAGTTCTGGCGGCCTCGGCCCGTTGCGATCCTTTTTGGATCATGCGAATCCATGCACCATAGACATGCACTGCGTTCTCAAACCGCAGGATGCCATATGGGAGGGAGTTTCCCATAGTGCGGAATCACTAATGCCTACTCTCATCCTGCCTTACTCCATATTCGTTCAGCCTAGTAACCAGATCGCTTGTCAGCTCCGACAGCCACGAAATCGCAACCTCCTTATCGTCATCGCTACAATCTGAACTGGCAACCAGCCGGGCCATAAGTTCTATCCGCTGCAGTGCAAGTGACTCCATGAACAAATCGTTCACAACTCCCTCCCAATATTACTGTTTATATATACAGTACATCATATGATTTTAAAGCTGAAATAGTTTTTTACTCAGCTAACTCTTTGATTAATAGATATGCCATTTCGCTGAGCTGTCAGTACCATTGACGCCATTTGTCATCCTCCTGTAGGCGCTTGTTCCGGTAGAACAGGCGCAGCCCGGCTCCAGATGGCAGGCTGCCGCCACGCAGAAGCAGATCCACTTCCGTTTCACTGGCGTCAAAACCTCTGGAGAGCAACTCCGCATCGAGCTGTTGCCGTTGGTGTTCCGTAATTTCCTGTTTGTACCCTTTCCTGCGCTTCGGTTTGACCAGCCGCAGCCTTGCCGTCAGTTCGCACAGCTCCTTTTTGCTCATGTTTTCGAAGTCCGGCAGCGCTGCAGGTACTTCGCTGCCCGGTAGTTCGCCCCCTGTTTGGTACGTTTTTTCAACAGGGGGACAGTTATTGCCACGAGTCCAAGGGGCGCAAGCGCCCTGGTCGGCTGTCGCCTCCTGAACGTCAACGGCCTTACGAACCATTTTCCACTTGATTGCATGCGTGCAGATCCGGCCCTCAACAATCGGGGACCAGATGCCATAAATTCGGATACCGTGATCGCCGTAGGCGCTCGGTTCGTCGTTAAGCTCGTATGCCGTTCTGACAAGATGATGTTTACGGGGAACCAGCACGCCGCCCTGCTTCATGATGTAGGTGGCAAAGCACCCCGCATCCGCAGCAGCCAGTACGGCGTCCAGACGGGCATTTTCCAGAACCGGCGCACCTGCTTTTTTATCGCCCTGCGCTCTGCCAGCCTGGCCTGCCAGCAGGCGCAGCTCACGGTAAGCCTGACGGCCCGGAATGCCAAAGAAACGGAACTGCTGAACACGGTGCAGAGACGCCCAGGCGGTGACGTGCTCCGCGCTGTCCCGCTGTGATCTGCCCGTTTCCTTGCTGACTTCATTAGCCAGCCCGCGCCCGTCGATGTTCTTGCTGATGTATTTAGCGATGTAGCTGGTCGGCGTGCCCTTGCGTGGGTTGATCAGCTCAGACTTGAAGCGCGGCCCGGTATTTTTTCCCAGCTCCTCACGGTCTTCACGGATGGCGAATTTTCGCAGCAGCGCGGTGATGGAACGGCGGTCTTTTTTGCGCATGAAGCACAGCAGGTGCCAGTGTACTGTGCCGTCATGATGTGGCTCAGCAACCCGGACGCCATACCAGCGCAGCCCAGCCTTGTGCATGGCCTTGCGGAATGCCGCGAAGGTTTCAACCAGATAATCACTGCTTTGCCGTACCGTTTCGCTGGTCCACTTCGGGTTTGGCCTGCCGTTGTTGAGGGTGGCATGGAAGCGGGACGGGCAAGTGATGGTATAGAACACGGCGCAGTCACTGCGCATTTCAGCAATCAGCTCCAGCCCTTTGACGCAGGCCATCATTTCGTTGCGGCGGTGGGCCGGGTTGCTATTGCTGGCGTTCACCACGTCTTCCATATCCAGCGTGTAGCCGTCGGCGTTTACCAGCTCATGCGATTTGAAAAACTCCAGTGACTTGCGGCGCTGTTCGCGCTTATGGATCACAGCTTCATAGCTGACATACGGGGAGGCTTTCTTGTTGACCAGGCAAACTGCGCGCAGTTGCTCCTCCCGCCATTCACAGCGCATCTGCCAGAGTTTGCGATACCACCAATCTGCGCAAAGCATACGCGCCAGCGATCCCGGAATGAGGTCATAAGGTACAGGCTTGCGACGGCGGCGCTTCCGGCGCAGCTGCTCAAACGCAGGTGGGATCACATCCAGCCGCATTGCCTCCGCAGCCACCCTTTCCCACGTCTGGCGGATTTCTTCGGGCTTCACGTCGTCAGTGACAAAAAGATCACCGCAGGCCGCATCCAGACACATGCTCATGTGTGCCGCAACCAGCGTAGACAGGCGTTTGACCTGGTCCTGGCTCATTTCAGGCAGGACCAGCAGCCCCTCCAGACCGTCATGGCTTGCCATGAACCGGAAGGAAGCAGACACCTGGCTGTCACGAACCCGCGCCAGGCGCTCAAGACATGGCCTGATAGTTTCGCGCAGATAACGGGAATAAGCCTTTGCCCGGCCCAGGCCATGAAAGTATTTGATGCGTTCAAGCAATGGCTTGCTGATGTGGGACGGCTCAGCGTTTACGTCAGCGATAATCACCAGATCGGGATTAACGCGCTGCTGCTCACGGGCCATTTTTGCGCGGCTGATGAGGTTGTCCTGCTCCATTTCACGCTGGACAGGATCATGGGACTCATTGAAGAAATAACGCTCCCAGACCTCATCACTCAGTGCCTCACGGCGCAGCTGCTCCTGCTCGTTGTCGGCAGCGTACAGAGTGATCAGGTTTGAAAGTGCTGAACCCGGCGCTACTTCTGCCGGGTCAAGGTATGGATTAACTGCTTTTTTCGGGGCGCTCCAGGAGAAAACCCCGGCGGCCTCTTTTGAGCCGCCAGCCGTTTGTTGAGCCAGGGATACAGATTTGCTTGCCGTCACGCCCTGGCCTCATCAATTCCTGGGCAAACCCGTGCAAGGATGGAATGAGTACGGCGAGATCGCAGCACCCTGGATACAGCAATAATTTCCTCTGCGGACTTACGCTCCCCCGCGTCAACACCCATGCTCCGCTTGGTTGTGATGCTGTGCAGGAGGAAGTTTCGGTAAAGCGAACGCGTCAGCAAGGTATCACTGTTTGAAACAACAACCGGATGCCCTTCTGATGAGCGGTGCTCAAGAATTGAGGCCAGGTGATACTGGTCATCCTCGTTAAAGCCCGCAGTGTGATATGCAGTGAAAGTGCCGTCGTACGGTGGATCGCAGTAAACCACATCACCTGCCTGCAGCATTGCCAGTGTTTCGTCATAGCTGGCGCAGATGAACGTGGCCCGCCGGGCCTTTTCCGCAAAGGTGAGGATTTCGGCGTGAGGGAAATAGGGCTTTTTATAGTTGCCAAACGGCACATTAAATTGCCCGCTCAGGTTGTAACGGCACAGCCCGCGATAACAATGACGATTCAAATATAAAAACAGTGCCGCGCGCTCCAGCGCAGTCAGCGTCGTATCATTATTGAATCGCAGGCGGTTTTGATAATAGTTTTCAGCATTATTATCTTCGCTGAAAAATATCAGCGCACAAGCGATTAACTCCTCTGTGTGCTGCGCAGCTTTCTGGTAAAGGTTGATTAAGTCGGCGTTAATATCCGCGACAAGATAATGAGGATAGTCTGTCGCCATCATCACCGCGCATGAACCCGCGAACGGCTCAACCAGACGGGAACCGGCAGGCAAGTGCTTTTTCAGCTCTGGCATGACGTCGATTTTATTGCCCGCCCATTTCAATATTGTGCTCATACAGCGCCTCCGTTGTAGTGCTTGCCTTTCAGTTCAGCGATTTCCTGACAGGTGATGCAGCACTGCACGCCCGGAATAGCGCGGCGGCGAGCTGGCGGGATCGGTGCATCGCAATCAATGCAGAGAACACGGGAAACGCCCGGCACTTTGGCGCGGGCGTTGTGGATGTGGCGCTGGAGGTCTTCTTCCACGCGCTGCTGCACGAGGTCCATTGAATCAGCCATCAGTGGATCTCCTGCGCTTCGTTCTGGATGGTTTCAGCAGCGTTACGCAGCAGCTCTGCAGCTTCGGTGCCGTTGAGTTTGCCGCGGGTGATATGCACCGCCAGTTTTTCCAGGTGAGCAGCAAATACATCAGCGCGGCCCCGGCGTTCTTCCATGCGCGCCTCAGTCAACATCAGGTTAAGCCCGGCATCATCTGGTCCGGTTTTGGTGGTTCGGGTTTCAATATTTCGCATTGTGTTTATCCTGAATTTGGGCAAAAAGAGGCCCGGCGGGTTTACGCCATTAATTTCTGGTTTGGTTTAATTCGGCATGGTCAGACGTTTTGGAAATAAGCTCACCACTGCACGAAAATGGTTCATTGCCTTTATCAGCTCCCGCTTTTCGTCAGTCGTCAGCTCACTAATTTTGACGCCGTGACGCTCTGCCGGAATATTTGCCATGAAAAATATGGCGGCTAGTGCCCGCTTGTTCTGTTTATTATTTGCGTCCCGTTGGTCGCTCATTTCATTAATAAACCGCTCAAGCTCTGACTCAATGTTAATTCCAAATACCTTTGCCCTTAATTCCGCTATGTGGTTCAACCCTTCATAGCGTTCACCTAGGCTTATCGTGCGAGCCGTTGTAGCACCTTCAATAGCCATGGTTTCCCCTGTTTGATGGTTGACAGGTCAGCCAGCAATCGAGCCTGCGAATGGCACGGGTGCCAGCGCTTGCCATCTTTGCCTGCGATCCAGCCATGGCCGAAGTGCATTCCTGGGCTTTTCTTAACAAGTAGTGATGCAAATGACGGTTCATTTGTCAGCATAGGCACCTCAACTCAGGCCGAACGATGAGCCAAGGCCCGTGACGGTATCGACCACGCTTGCCATTGCTGGGTTGGCTTGCAATCGCGCCTGCAGTGAAATAGCTGTAAGCGCCATCAGACGAGTCACAGAATTGACGCTTTCAACAACCTGCCGACGAGTCGTCGCGTTCAAGTGCACACCAGATACGGCATTTGCCGCCACACGCCCGATCTCGGCGGTAGCTTTCAGGACATACTGCGGCATATTCTCCCGCGCGACTTCATTGATTGGTACACATGGCAGGCAATGGATCTGCGCCAGAAACCCATCAACCAATGTTGAATCTTCCGTGAGGTCGGTCAGCAACCATATATCGGGAGCAGTGAGCTGATGAGGCTGTTCCGGGTTCAGCTTGTTACGCAGGGTTTGAACATTCATACCAGCGCGTTCTGCCAATTTCGCCATGTTGTGATGCAATGCGAAAGTGCGGCAAGCTTCATCAAAATGGTCTTGTTTGGAAACTCTGTAATCAAACATGGTTTTCATCTCCGAACTTATCGCAAAATCGAACCATAAAATTAAATGCGATAAGCAAAGGTTTCTCACGCCGAAAGAGCATCTACTGTCAAAGCTGCCATGTTAATCATGACTTTTTCGCGCTTCTTGTCTTTGCGGAGACGATGCCGTGGAAGGCGGCCATCAGCCAACATGTCATTAATCGTATCGACAGGAAGGCCTGTGAGTTCGCTATAGCGTTCAATTGTGACGTGCGGTGTATTCAGAGTGATTGAAATGTTTGGGGTCATGGTGCAACATTCCTCTTTCAGTGCGGCTTGTGGAGAGCCGTTGTTTAACGTGATTAGTAGTGAAGGCTCCAAAAGAACACTTCGAGTTCAACTTTAAGATCGCTTTTGGAATCTGTCAACGCATTTTAGATTGCTTTGGAGGTCTTGTGGATTTCAGTAGCGGCGGTAAGAAGGTCATTGAGCGTTTGGTTGAGGCGTACGGCTTCAGTACGAGACAGGCACTTTGTGACCACTTGGGTGTATCCAAGAGCACAATGGCTACTCGCTACATGCGGGACATATTCCCTGCAGATTGGGTTTTACAGTGTGCCATAGAGACTGGTCATCCATTAGAATGGTTGTCCTTTGGCAAAGGAGAAAAGAAAGTCTCACATACAAATGCTCAGATTTTAGTGCCAGCGAAAAAATTAATTTCTGGCGCGCTAATTGAAGATGGTTCGTATGTTTTTGATAAAACGTTCCTATCCGAAAAAATACACTCCCCATTCATTATTAGAGAACAGGACAACGAGTATATTTGTAGTCTTAAATATGATGATATAAGCGATGGATTGTGGGTAATAGGTATCGATGAAAAAATCTCTATTCGAACTCTGACCCGCCTACCTAATAACAGATTATATGTTGAAGGAGGAAATCGCGGATTTGAGTGCTCTAGAGATGAAATACAAATAGTTGGAATTGTTTGGTATTGCATACTTAAAAGAGCCGAAAAATTTTAGTGCTTTACACACTTAAAAAAGGAGATATTAATGAGCATTGAATATACATTCAATTATCGCGATGAGTTTCTGCGTAAGCCTATTGCTGAAAAACTAATAGCCCTTTTGGACTCTGATATCAACATATCTCCACTAGTAATAGATGGAGGATGGGGGACTGGGAAAACTGAGTTTAGCAAAAAACTTGCAAATCATATCGAAAGCAACAATCAAAATCATAAAGTGGTTTACATAGATGCCTTCGCTGAAGATCACAATGATGCACCCATATTAACATTAATGGCAGGTGTTGCTGCACTTTTGCCAGAAAATAAACGAAAGGAATTGATTCAAAAAGCACTACCAGCCATTCGCTTTGGTTTAAAAACCATTTTCAAAGCCGGTACAGGATGGGTACTAAAACAAAATGCAGATGATATCGCTGATGGTTTCGAAGATGCCATCAAGGAAGCCACTTCGAGTGCTATTGACGGTACAATAGAAACATTATTAGACGACCATATAGAAGCTCAAAAAAACATCGAAACGCTAAGAAATACAATTTCAAGCCTTACAGAAGAATTTAAGATAACCATAATTATAGATGAACTAGATAGGTGTAAGCCTACTTTCGCCCTTTCAATTATTGAAAATATAAAACATGTATTTGAGATAAAAAACTTAAATTTTATATTGGTTGCAAAAACTCAACAACTTAAGGCTTCAATAAGTCACCTATACGGCTCATCGATAAATGCAGAGCAGTATCTAGACAAATTCATAAAATTTACATTTGTTTTGCCTGATAAATTTAAACCAGATAATTACACTCCTAACCATGCATCAGTCGCCTTGTGGGAGATTTTAAAAGATGGCTCTCCGAAATTAGGTGAAGTAAACGAGTCCTGCGGACACATCATAAAAACTATAATACAGAGAGCTAAGTTGTCCTTACGTGAGGTAGAAACCTTATCACGCCACTTTGAAATATACCAGATTTTATCTCAATCGGGGATAGGCCCAGGGAAAATATTTGGATATTCATTATACCGAACATTAGGAGTAATACTGTATTCTCTAAATCGTTCATTGGCATTAAGTTATCTAGATAATTCTGCAGACCCAACAAGCGTTGTTAACACATTAGGATTTACATATTTAAGTTACGATGAAGATATCTACAGGGTGGATAATACCGAATATGCTATTTATGGCATAATATTTGACAACATTGATACCTCTTCTCCATTTTTTATTAAAGATGATGAAACCCGAAAAAAATGGACTGAACACGCTACCTATGATTTTTTCCAAAAAGGTTTTGATGCCAGGCCTCCCCAACAACTTGTTTCATCCACTATTGAGGTTATGATGCTGAACTAAGGATGTATGATTGCCTAATTACATACATTGACTACTGTTCAAATACACAGTTAAATTCAGCCCTCAGACATGAGGGCTTTTTTATGGCAGTTCGAAAACTCGCGACAGGAAAATGGATTTGTGAATGCTATCCCGCCGGGCGTAGCGGGCGGCGAGTGCGTAAGCAGTTCGCCACCAAAGGCGAAGCATTAGCTTTTGAACGCCACACGATGGAAGAAACGGAGGCTAAGCCCTGGTTGGGTGAATCGGTAGATCGCCGAACGCTGAAAGACGTCGTCGAACTCTGGTTCAAACTACACGGCAAATCCCTGACCGCTGGCGAGCATGTTTACGACAAGTTGGTCCTGATTGTCGATGCGCTCGGAAACCCTCTCGCTATTGATCTCAGCTCGAAATTGTTCGCGCATTACCGTGATAAGCGCCTGACTGGTGAAATCTACTTTAGCGAGAAGTGGAAGAAAGGTGCCAGCCCTGTAACTATCAATCTGGAGCAAAGCTATCTGAGCAGCGTTTTTAGTGAGCTGGCCCGGCTCGGAGAATGGAGAGCACCAAACCCATTGGAAAGCATGCGCAAGTTCACTATTGCCGAAAAGGAAATGGCTTGGCTGACGCATGAACAAATCACAGAGCTACTTTATGACTGCCAACGCCAAAGCGCCCTGCTCGCTCTGGTGGTTAAGATCTGCCTGAGCACGGGTGCACGATGGCGTGAAGCGGTTAACCTCACTCGCTCCCAGGTCACAAAGCATCGAATCACGTTCGTCAGGACCAAAGGCAAAAAGAACCGCAGCATTCCGATCAGCAAAGAGCTGTATGAAGAAATCATTGCCCTGGACGGCTTTAAATTCTTTACTGACTGCTATTTCCAGTTTTTAGCCGTGATGGATAGAACCTCAATCGTGCTACCGCGCGGACAGCTTACGCACGTTCTGCGCCATACGTTCGCAGCGCACTTCATGATGTCAGGTGGGAACATCCTTGCCCTCCAGAAAATCCTCGGCCACCACGACATAAAAATGACCATGCGCTATGCCCACCTCGCGCCCGATCACCTGGAAACGGCCCTACGCTTTAATCCCCTCGCAACCATGGATCAATCATCCTTAGATGCAGCTCACGTGCGCGCCTGA